TTAGCGAAGTATCCAAAGCTGCCTGAAGAGTAACGCCTATCCTTGCCATTCTGCTCCCAGCCCTTAGAGCCACATTAACCTTTTCTGGAGTTAGTCGTTTCATTATGCCATCGGCAATTTCCTTACCAGTCATGCCCCAGTCTGTCTTATCGGGAATAACCCGGTTAAGGTAACCGGGGATATTGATTAGCCTCCCCTCACTAAAGGCAGCCCTGATTGCCTTTTGTCTAGCTTCTTTGTAGAGCGGAACAAAGGCTTTGGCTTCAGCCCTAACATTTACCAGACGCTGTCTTATATCCTTTAGGGCTGCGGCTACATCAAAAACAGCTTCACGGGTAACTTCGGGAACTTCTACAGCTTCAGGAGCTACTGCTTTTGTAACCTTTGGGGTAACAGGAGCTTTAGGGATGACTACTTTTGCTGGCTTAACTACTGCCATTGCTGGTTTCAGAACTGGCGATGCTTCAATAGTCTCGCCCAAGATACGCCCCAGTATCTCCTCTCTGCCTAGAGCCTTAAAGCCTGGCATTACCGCCTGCCCCGGTGCTGGCTGTGCTAAAGCCTGATTGGTATACTCCCTAATAAAATCTCTGATTCCCGCCGCTGACCTACTTCTCTTATCTAAAGCCCTTATCAATGCTTGCTGAATAGGACTAGCCGCCCCCTCAAAGAGACTGGGTTGCATCACCGCTTCAATGGGTAGATTCATAGCTTTAGCTCTCATAAATCTTGTGGCAGCCTCAGCCAAATCCAGCGAAATATGGTATTCTTCAGATAGCCTAGTCTTAGAAATGGCAGAACCTAATTTCGCTAAATCACCCGCAGACCCAGCCAGTCCCGTGATTAGAATTTTGGATTGAGGAGAAACAGCCTCAATGGTTGCCTCAGCAAGCCTCATTCCAAAGCTACCAGTAAACGCCTTGCCCAGAATTGCGTTGCTTATCCTCTGAATACCTTGCTCGCTAACTCCTCCTGTTGCGGTCAGGAATTGTGCCCTTTCCGCAGAAGGCACATTAGCTATAAAGGCTCTTATAAAATCGCTGTTGGCTACATCCCTCAAAGCGTCACCCAACGATTCCTTGCCTTCAATAGTCAATCTCATTAGAGCTGGTTCAGGAACAAATGTAGCGTCAGCAAAAGCCAGTTCAACAGGACTCATTAGGGCACTTATGCTCTCATTTGCCTCCCTAACGAACCTAATCCGGTCAGCCACATCGGTTACTCTTCGCCTAACAAGAATAGGCTTATTCATCGCACTGATTTTCTTTGGCTCTAAGCCGTAAATCTTAGCCGTAGTTTGTAGTTGTCGCCTGTAAGCAGCATATCTTTCAGGATAGTCCTCAATAGCTCTCCTGATAGTCATCAACCGACCATTCCCGCTTTCAATGACATTATCAGCCCCTATAATCATAGAACCGCTATCAAGGCGGTGAGTATCAATGAGCAGGCTATCGGGGTCAAGTTCCCTAGCCATTCGTTCCACTTGCTCCCTGTCTAAAATCCTCTCTCTCAACCTAGGCTGTAGCTCTGCTGGGAATTTAGGATTTCGAGCATAAGCTGAAGTATGAGAAGCTATGGGAGCATCAGCCTCTATAACTTCAAACTTAAAAGCATACTTCCTTGTTGGCTCTGCACCTATGGCTGCCGTTTTACCAGTGCCCACCTCACTAGCCAAAGGCTCTGTTACTTTACCTACGCCTTCCACCTCGTGAGCGAACCGACTTTGAAGTTCGGCTACTTGCCTCTCAAGAGCATTTAGTTTTTGTGCCCTCTGGTCAGATAATATCCTGACCGCCCTTGCAGCGTCAGGGTTACGGCGGGCTATAGCGTTAATCGTTACCTTTGGCAGTGTCTCTCCTCGCTTAACTCGGTTGATAGCCTGCTGGATATAAGCCATATCTTTAACTTCCTGTCCATAGGCTGCACTTCTGGCCTGAACATCCCCACCTAATCGTGTCATCCTTTGGGAGTATGTCTCGGTAAGGGGCTTTACCAATTCCATTACCCTATCCCAAGTCGCCATATTGTATCGCTCTTCAGCATAAAGCGTTAGTCCTATTACTGGACGCTGATAACTATAGCCAGCTTTTATGCCATCCATTTGAGACTTAAATACTAAGGGTTTGAATGCTCCAGAAACTCCACCTCTAGCCCCAGCAGGAAACGGCTCTTTTTCACGAACCATCAATCCTGTCTTGGGATTGCGTTGTGCCTTAACCACCGAATGAACATAATGCTCCCCGGGTTTGACTCCCACTTTAATTTCTCTCGTAATAGGGATTTTATTAACGGCATTATATTCACGATAAAGTTGTTCTGCCCAAAGCCTTGCATGTCTTCCCTTCAAACCGCTCCACACATAATTAGAGGGATTACGCAAAACATCATCCAGAGCCATACTAGCCCCTTCTACTTTAGGTTTTATCCATGATGCTGTTACTAACTCGTGAGTGAGTTTTGTCCCCTTAATAGGCATTTCCTTCAAGCCAAACAGACTAACTTCATCCCCGATATTGGTTACTGGCGAGACAAGATAAGGAATGGCTGATTCACTAACAAGTCGGTCTGCATTTCTCACTACCTCTACCTTCCTAAACAAGGCTTCTGGCTCTTTCCTCATTTGGAATTTAGCTTGTTGCGCAGTGGTAATAATCGGCTTGCCCAATGCTCCATAAGGTCTCAATCTTTCGGGATGCAGGACTCCAATCTCGCCCACCAACTCATCAACTGGCTTTAACTGAGGTGCTTCAACCTCTTTCAGCATCCGCACCCGTTTTACCACTTTACCCGCCTGCTTCAGTGGCACTGTAATAGCCTTCCCAATACCCTTTTCCATCAAGCCATAGGGACTGTATTCAATAGCTTTGCCGACTGCTGGCTTTACTCCTTTAGCTAATATCCCGGCAATTTCACCGACCGCTTCAGGCTTGCCAATCTTTTCGGCTACCTCCGTGGCGGTGCCCCCCTTCTTTAGAAGCTGAGCTATGCCCTTTTCAGCAGTCTTAGGTAAACCTAACTTGGTTATTATTTCCCCAGCTTTACCAGCCCTGCCAACCAACAGTCCTACTCTAGTTACTGGCGGTAAACCGAACCAGGGCAGAAGCTCTAATGTCCCTTTAAGATATTTAGGCGCTTCCCATCCCATGTAGGCTTTCCTGTAAGCCCCTTCAGGAGTGAAATATGCCTTAATATCCTCCCAGGTAAGTTCGCCTGGGGTAATCTGCGGTGCTTCTTTTGACCACCACGGAGCGGTTACTCCCATAGCAAAAGGCTTGGCTACATATTCTGCAAAATACTCAAAGGGCTTAAAAAGATAGGTCAAGCCCTTTAATCCCCAGATGCCTAGCTGTTTGCCAGCCTGAGTCAATTCATCCCAAGTTGTCGGCGGTCTAGCGACAAACTCTCCCTGACCACCCAATGACCCAAGCTGTTGATTGCCGCTCCACACAGTATTGTCAGGTTTCACTATGACAGGCACATCCTCACCAGTTGGAGCTTTTAAGGTATATGGGTAATCAGTAGTCCTATATGTAGGTATTCCATAAGCCGGGGCTGGATATGCCGGCGCCTGCGGATAGGCTTGATATTCTGTCGTTGGGGCTGCTTTGCGGATAAGACCCCGCTCGGAATAAACCCCTTTTATACTGGTTTGAATTTGACCATTTGGCATCTTTTTATTCTCCTAACTTCAACCCCACTGTCTGGGTATTCCCCAAGTTGCCATCGGCATCCTGGCTCCACCAAAGTATGAGCTTGAAACCTCAAGGAAGTCTCTCCACGCCAGCCCTTTATCGGCTAGATAATCTGCCATCTGCCTTGTCACATCCACTGGCAAGCTGAGCAAAAGAGCCTGCGAAATAGGCGTTAGGTAAGGGTAATTATCCAGCACGGAAATACCGTAAGGTTGCAATGTCGTTCTAAAAGCCTCAACATCAAATGGTTTAGCTTCAGGCGGTGATGGTACCCATCGCTCCAGGCCTCGTTCAACTACCTTAGACTTCGCTTCAGCTACTACGCCTTTGACATCTTCAGGAAGAGCCTTGGTCAGTATAACTCTGGCGTCTTCAAATTCTACATCACCTGGGGCCTGCCCGATGCCTGCCAGAACCTTAGCAATATCGGTTTGTGCCTTCTGATAAGCGTTATAGACATCAACTCGTTTTTGCTCCGTCTCAATTCCCTTCAGAATTAAGGCTTGTAACTCAGTAAGACCCGCCCTGGCTATTTCAGCTATTCTAGTTTGTTCTTCCTTAGCTTCGCCCCACGGAGGAAAACCTACTTCCCTCGGGCCCTTTTCACCCAGAGCTTCCCAAAGTTGCATTGGAATAGCATAGGCTTTCCCTCCACCCATGGCGTATACCTTAACCACCTCCTTAAATGCCTCAGTTTGATAAAGACTTCTAGCTTCTGTCTCCGCTATTGGATTACCCTCCATATCAAAAATAGCCGTAGCCACAGGTTTACCACCCGTTTCCCATTCCTCGCCATATCGAGGAGCTGCACTGTAAAAAGGATGCCCCTCAAGCCATGAGTGTATCGATGGCGCGTCTGAACCCGCAAGGTCCTCAAATCCTCCGGGCATAAAAAAATCACCTTCAGGATATCGCTCTCCAAATTCTCTGGCGATTGTCTGAAGCTTAGTTTCTGTGGCTCTTCCGTAAGCCTTTTCCCATGCGCTTTGGATTTCTTGTAAAGTCGGTAAGGGAATTTTAGGCGCTTCTGGAACACCCCACTGAGGTTGAGTAGGCTGTCCATATTGCTCGACCTGAAGCCAAGAAGGCAATTCCCAGGTTTCAAATCTAGGGCGATTTCGCCATAATTCGGCTCGATAGGCTTCTCCAGCTTTAGTAACTCTCTTAAAAAATTCTTGAAGTGTTTCTACCGGTTTAATTTCTCCGCTTGGCCAATAAGCAGGCGGCTTCTTCTCTGGCGGTGGTTTATACTCAGGTGGCGGTGGCATAGGCCACCCGCCAGCAGGCATAGCCCCCGGCGGTGCTTGATACCCCCAGGGATAACCTCCAAATTCAGCCCATATATCTTGATTTCCGTTTGGCATCAGAATTTCCTCCTTTGCGTGAACTCGGTTATAAAATTTTTAGCCTCTGGAGATAAAGTCATGTATGCGTCAGGTGTAATATCTAATATTGCCTGCTTAATTTGAGCATCGCTTATTTCAGGTGGCATCTCAACAGGTTGAAGCATCTCTTTCAATGCCTCAGCCGTGCCATCGACTAGTTCCTTTACCTTTTGCCCTACTGCATACCTATCTTCTCGTTTTGCCATATCACGTTCCCTCTTCACCTCTAAGTGCCCTGCCCCTCCTCCCCAGGACAGCCTGTTGAATTATAGCTTCTGGCGTCATAGTTTCAGGCTGCCCTCCCATCGGAATCCCGGTTGACTCAGCTTTTCTCTCTGCTCCTGCCTCAGCCTCAGCCATTTCACTCTCAACTGCCAAAGCTTCCTTAGCCCCATATAGAGCTTCAGTCGCTTTATATGCAGCCCGCCGTTGCAGAACTGGATGTTTAGCCAGTGATTCAGCATCCAGCCTGTGCATCTCATCCTTGGAATTCTTGACTAACGGACTTAACTCTAATTCTGTTTGCCGTGATATACTTCCGCCCTGTCTCAGCCTTTGAAGTCCTAAAGCTTCGTTCATCATTCCTTGTGGTGTAGATGCCTCAAAGGTAACATTAAGCCGTGATGCCCCTTCACAATCTTCCGGCTTCAAAGTGATAGCCTTATTCTTGCCCCATACCGATAAAGGTTGCCGTATTACATCCCGAATTAGAAATCTCACCATCTCCAGAGCCCTGGCTACCACAGTCTCCAAATTCCCCAGTGGGACGCCGAATTGCAATCTAGCTTGACCAATCATCAGAGCCATTGCATAACCAGCCTCAACTCCTGTTGGTGTTTGACCCGCCAATACCTGTGCCTGAGCTTTGCCTAAAATACCCTCATAGACAGCTATAGTGTTTAGGATACCACCTGGTATGCCAGCGGCGGCATAGGTAACATGGGCTGGTGCTTCACCTAGATGCTCTCCTCGGTAATAAACATCCCCCGGTCTGGGGACGAGTTTCCTTCCACCTTCCTCATAATCGGCTCGCATCCCTGGCAATTCCACTATCGGAAGGGCTGCAAAAGCAGTAGCCTTATCCAGATAAGCGTGTAGCCGAGCCTCTTCTATCAAAACATCATGAAGATAGCGTATCAAGCTAACCGCCCTATTTAGAGGTGAATTGTCGCTGTCCCGTATCCCTAACCCTGAGTAAGTATGAACATAAGGCACAAACCCCAAGGCATTTTCATCTATGCCGTCAGTAATAGGAATACCGCCAGCTATAAAGCACTTCTCTTTAGCTGCCCAATACTCAACAAACCTCACCGGTAGATTATTAGCTTGCTGCCCTTTCCAGGTCGGGAACACTCTCCTTACGTCTTCAGCTAACACACTATAAATCTCAATCATGTCAACGGGATGACAATCTATGTGGTCTGGGTGAGGGTAGCAATTCATCGGCTCACGAGCCACGAGTCTGAATGGCAGTCGTTCCAGATATTTAGTAGCAAGTTTATCTTCATCCTCAACCTTTTCCTCTAAAGCCTCTGAATCAACTTCTAACTTGACAAATACCTCACCCCTCAAGCCCATGTCCTTGGCGCCGTCAAGTATAAAGTTATCCATCTGTTGCATACTGTGAGCCAGAATAGAATAATAAAATTCTTGCTGTTTGGCAGCTTTTAACACATAGGGATTGGTAGGCTTAAAGGGAATGACATTGAGCATAGGGTTAGATAGGGGTAAATGGCTAACGAAAGTCTCAACCAGCTGCCTGGCGGAAGGCAGCTTGATTTGCTTAAATTCGTCATGTATCTTCAGCTCATATTTAAGATTATAAAAATCCTGGTCTTCCGCTTGTGCAGTGTGCAAATCCCTAAAGCGCCCAATTCTTGTCCTCCCACCCTTATCGGCTGGCACTCTTTCACCGACTAATGCCTGTAATTCTTTTAGTTCCACAGCTGACCCCCTATATAGCTATTTGGGAGACGGATGCTCTCCTCCTTTTAGTCGTAAAGCCCCTCTCAGAGACAATGCCGTAAATCAATGCCTTAATGGCGTCGCAATTTCTGTCTTCAAGTTTATTGTCCAGAACATTACCCGCCCTGTCCATCTTCCTTTTCCAAGCTCCTCTATTTGGATTCATCTCAGGACTTAACGGGGATTTACAGCCCCCGAATTCACTGATTAACCCCCGGCACCTAATATCTATATGCAGTTTTGGTTCACCATGCATCATAGGGTCAAGCAAATAAGTCCTCAGAGTATTTACTCCATCCTCAATCGGTTGAATCCGCGTAGTGTCAAGATGCAAGTTAGTCATTTCCCTCCATATATCCCAGACCGGCTTCCGACCCGTTTGCTGTTTCGCCTGAATATCAATAGCCCCGCCGATAATATCCTTATAAAAGGGCTTCTGCTTGACCATAGTAATAATTTGCTCGTGCATCATAAACTGCTCATATATCTCATCCACCACATAAATATCATCCCCCAGAAACTGGAGGAACTCCACAGCGTAAGCTCCGGGATGCCATCCTGGGTCTATACTTATGAAAATAGGCTCTTTGGGAACACGAGGATAACCTCCTGTATGTAGAATAGACTTAAATTCGGGGAACACCAATCCTTTAGGTTTAACAGGCACACCGCCATAGCGCTCTATAAATAAGTCATGGCCGCATATACTCTCGGCTCGTACTATCTCAGGATCGTCTCGCCCCCCGGGGAATATGGCTGTGTTGCTCCAGGACGGTAGGCTGAAAGAAAGACCACTGTCTTTGTTATCGGCAATCTGGTAATCTTTGAAGACATCGGCGTACCAGTCCAGCGATGTCTCAAGTGTCCCTTCCATCACCAGCCAACCCCGCTTTTCCACTAGCCTCTCTATGCATCTGGTAAAAATATCACGGGGCATCTGTGCTGCTTCGCACATAACTATCCCATCTACCGCCTGCCCTGCAATCCGCTCAACATACTTAGCCGATTTTGTTTCGATAACTATGTTCGGCTCTATTTCTAAACGGCATTGGTCTCGGCTAGGGAAACTGCGACCATTTGGCTTGATTATGCCCAGTCTCTCAAAGTCAGAGACTAAATAGCCAAACTCTGCTCGGCACTGTTCATAATCAGCACCTATAAGCCAGAAAAGCTGACCCAGCCAGAATTGAGATAGCAACTCTTTAGCTCCAATAGTGCTTTTACCGGCTCTTACTCCACCCACAACCTGTTTAATTCTATGATTATCAAAATGGACAGCGGCTTGGGCTGGATTCGGTTGATACCCCACCTTAGCAAACATCAGCGACCTTGCCTCGTTACTTGGCATCAGTCATTGTCTCCTCGACTTCTTGATGACCATCTCCCTTAGCCCGCTTTTCTACGCTAAGTAATTCCTTGAACAAACTTTCTACTGCTCTATCGGCACCGGTGGGCGTTTTCTCAGCAATCACACCTTCTACCTTTGCTTCCAATTCCAAAAGCCCGGTTAGCACCCTGTGGGCACTCAACTTCATAGTGTCGTTTGTGCTTTTAGTCCAGATGTCCCAAGCCTTCTTCTGAGCCAGACCAAGCTTCGCTATCAAGCGGTTCTTTCGATATTCCAGCTTTCTAGCTCCCTTACTGCTCAGGTCGCTTTTAATTTTAGTCAGATGTTTTCCAACTTCCTGGAGGGAGTAGCCTGTCGCCTCGGCTATCTCCTTGTTACTATAGCCTTTAAGCCAGTAATCAGCGACTTTCTCTCGCCTATCGGACCTCTCGCCTCTTTGTCCTCTCATTTCATTTCTCGATAAAGAACGCCATTAAGACGCACCATTCTCCCTTGGGGATTTGATTTTTCCCGGCTATAATACTCCTCTATTCTCATGGCTACGAAGACCTCTACTCCGTCAGCCACAAGCATAGTGGGCTCATCAAGTTGAGCTGGCACATCCTTGGCTGCTATATTTTTAAATTTGCCCCATCCTAGCCTTTTCAAAATTCACCTCCGTTTATCTTTTCTCTGGCCCCCCCTGTTGAGGACGAAAGCACTTTTAAGTATAAATTCAGGCACTACCTGATATTCCCTGCCACACATAAAGCATCGTGTCTCTACCCCAAATTCATCCGTTTCCGTGTAGAGGTTCCCTCCACACCGGCTACACCGCCCTTTCAGTATTGTCATCACTGTCATTTAGCCGGGACTTTGCTACCAGCATGTCTCCGGGCGTCAGCGTAGCACAACCCCTGTGCTATCCGCCGGGCATGTCCTTCATCATCGGGACTAATGTTGCCTATCTTCCCTGTCTCTTTATACTCCCTTAAGGTTGTTTCTATACAATCTGAAATCGCTTCCTGTATCGCCTTCGAACTGCTTCTACGGTTCAATTTACTCGTTTGCAAAGGCATTCTTGACCTCCTTAATCCCCTCGTGCTATCCTTAAAATATGAAGAGCAACATCCGCTCAATCATAATTTTCCTAGCTGTCGCCTATTGCATAGCCTTCCTTGCCGTAATGCTCCATAGCTGTCTGGAGATGCAAAAAACCCTACATTACCACCATGAACCCTGGATAGATTTTGGGCCCCCTTAATCCCCAATCTCAAGTTGATATTCCGATTTTCCTTCTCCCCTGAATTCACGGTGCTCATGTCTTTTAATCCATTGGCAATTCATACATAGGGTCTGCAAACCTTTTGGGTATCCAGCCTTTTTCAGATAACTATAAAGAACCAATCCCTTTTTCGTTTGTCAGTGGATAACATAGCTACGCCCCAATCTCAATATCAGGATACTTTCTGCGCACCGCCCTCTTTACCGCCGCCTTCTCGGCTGCCGTCCCAAACTGACTGACCCTCGCTAAGGCATTCCTAGCTCTTTCAATCGTATCTATGGGATATCTGCCCTTAAACCCCCTCCTCCTCGCCTCAGCATCCGGCGGTAAAGCATAATCACTCGCCGCTAACCCCCGCCTGCCATAGGTCGTCAATTTCCCTTCCTTTTCCTTCTGCCTTACTCGCAACCCCTCAGCTATTTTCTCCCTCGCTGTTGCCATCTCCTTACCTCCTGCCTCTATTATACCACATCCCTTTAACTGTTAGGCTTCATAATTCTTAGCCAAATTAAAAAGACCTTTCTCCGCAGCCTAGATAGTTTGTGCCTATTCTCCCAAAACCATCCAAGAGTAGCCTCATAATAACACCCCATCTCTTACCTCCCTACTTTACATAATCTATACGATTTGCTTCCCTATCCCCCGGGATGACGGTAATATTATACACCCCCAAAGGAATAAAGGGGAAAGTTACAAAAGGCTTTCGTAGGGTTTTACTCAAGGCAATAGTCTCCTCTGGGCAAGGATGAAGAAAGAGCCATGGTTGCGGCTAATTCCTTTGGAGGCAGAGCAGCTTCCACCAGTTGCCTGGGGGACGATATAGATACTCCCAGTCCACGCCATAGAGGTAAAAGACTGACCTGACAATAACCCACGGCGATTGTAACTGCTTTAAGACAGTCCGGGCAGCCAGGATAAGTTCCTCTATCTCTGTCATTTCCTATCTCCTGGGACGCACTATAACCCTTATGTCAAGTTATTGTCAATGGCTGTCAAGCAAGTTTAATACTGTAGCTTCACGGTAACGCTGTGTTGCAAAATAAAGCCCCTATAAGAGGATAAGGGTATACAACCACTCACTACCCTAACAGACCACCTAGATTTTCATTGTCTAGCTTCACGCAACATAGTTCTACCACTTCCCCTCGGTCTGGCTCGCGGTATTCCTCGGCAATTCAATTATGTATTATTCTGCCATCGTTCTCGCTCTGGCTTGTGATACTCCTCGGCTAGCTCCCCTCGCGCGCGCACGCGCGCGTGTTATCGACTATACGTATACTAGTATACGATTATACGTAAAGTATACGAATAGTGTAACACAAAACATTTACTAGCTTCATTATACCATATGTAGTGGTCAAAGCCCTCGCCTATACCATATGTAGTGGTATATGAGAGACTTTAACTCCCCTATACCATATCTTGTGGTCATTAGCACCGCTTAACCTATATTTAGTGGTATATCAGAGACTTTTAGCTTCAATACCTATGTGTTAGCATAATACTATACTCTATAGATAATAAAG